CTGTGAGTCCAGAATCTTAACCCGCTTGGATAGGGCGGGGCACCTGCGCACCATGTCGGCGGCTACGTTAAAAACGATGGAGGCTTGGTTGCGGTCTGCTGCACAGCCATAGACCTCAGCACGTTCTTCGTTATCCCCACAGGTGAGAAGCAGGGCAACAGCTGCAGCAAGTTCACTTTTTCCCATCTTCTTTGGGATCTCAACATAAGCTGTGTTGAACTGTCGATAGCCGTTTGGTTTGAGCGTTCCGAATAGGTCGCGTATGATTTGTTCCTGCCAGTCAATGAGCTCAAAGGGTTTTCCCGCCCATGTTCCTTTGGTGTGAGAGAGGCATTCGATAAAGCCAACTGCATAGTCGGCCATCTCTTTGTTGTAAGTAGAGTCATCAGCCATAAACTCCGTTGGTTTATACTTTTTTAGTTTTCGAATCGTTCGCACCTCCTACCAAAGCGTATATAAAAAGGACCTGGTTAAGGTCCATTACTAGAAGGAAAAGAGCCAGTCGGCTCCATTCCTTTATAAAGATTAGCGGTGTTTTGACAACGTCGCGCGGGCCTTTAGGCTAAAATCTATCTCTGAAAGTTCACAATCTGAGTTCCAAAAGGTCTCGAGGTCTCGTATCATCCTGAGGATCCTTAACACATCCCCTTTAGCTTCTTTCTTTCCTAGGACACACATCTTTTCAACTGCTGTATCTATCAGGCCCTGGAGCATGATTTCAAAGGCTTCTTTTCTCAAGGTGAGCACCTCCTCACTCGCAGTGTTTCTTACTCAGAAGGCTCTTTGGAAATGTGCACGATAATGGCAGGAATATACTCATCTTCTTCCTGTCCGGTTTCTGTTTTCCAAGCTTTCACCGTTGTTAGTCCACCCACACGACAACCCCGTTTTTCAAACTCTGCTAGAGTGGCGATCAGCCCGGAGAAGGGGCTTGAGATGGTGATATACTCAAAACCACTCGCGCGACAGATTTCAATGATGGGGTCGACGTCATTGTCCCATACAAGCTCATAGAAGTTGATCGTCTCATTCCCAAGGTTCTTGCTCCTTTCATAACCCCAGAACAGGGTTTTGTTAATGCCAGTCTTGGGAAATTTCTTGCCCCTCTTTACCTCTTCGAAGACCTTGATTTCTTTCATGATCGGCACCTCCATTTCGACCGCTTTTACTTCTTGATCACTTTGCACAAGTCGACACCGTATAGCACGCTTAGGCAGCTTCCGTTATCCCACTGAACCATGATGGAACCAGTGGAGTCGATGCCCCACACAGTGCCCTCAGTACCGACTGGGGGCGCCTGTAAGTCATCCATCTGAAGTAGCCTTACGCGGGCTCCTGGGGGGTACTGTTTGCAGAGGAGATCAATGTCTTCCTTAGTAATCATCTTCATGAGGTGCCCCCTTTTTGAAAGCGCTGCTGCCTGATAAGTTTTTAAGGAGGATCTTCCTATCGGTCTTGTACTCAGCACCAATGAATCCCAGCCGGAGGAGAAAGCACCGGAATGCATACTTTTCGTTTTCGACCTCTTTTTCTTTGGCGGTGATTCTTTTTTGGTTCTGTGCCATCTCGGAGAGTTTGATAATGAAATGAGAGTAGGCTTCGATTTCTTCATGGCCATCCACTCCATCAAACCAGGGGAAGCTGATTCTATCGTCTTCTAGTTCAATCGACAGCGTGTTTACACTGAGGGCCTTTTTGATGAGGGATTCTTTTGACTCGATGAGCTTTTTTAAGTTCTCAAGCGCGAGGTCTGAGAAAGAGTCCCTTGGTAGCTGAACAACAAGGTCAACTTTACTCGCCTTGTCTTCGGTGGACCCATTTACAAAGCCCGCTTCAGAAAGAGAGTGGGTCAGCGCCTCAATCTCTTCTTCAGTCATTTCATCACTGAAGGTGAGCTCGCCATTTTTGCTCACGTTTATGGGGCCAACTTGGTAAGCGCATGAAGGCACCCCTAGATATTTGGGTGGAGTCCCTCTCTGCTCGCTGATGTGCTGCACCAGCATTTTTCGTTCTTTTCCCTGTACATCGTAGTTGATTGTCACGATAAAAACCTCCTTTTCTTGGGTTACTACATACATCACTCAAAGTGGTGTAAATAGCAACTCATTCTTTGAAAATGAGCCTTATTTTTCTTCAGGGAGGTCTTTATGGCGGTACTTTTTTCCGTCACGAATGAGATAGACTTCATCTGATGTCTGTGCTGCAGAGATGTATCTCTCAACGATGACATCGCAAAACTTCTCATCAAGCTCAGCGGTGTAGCAAATGCGATCAGTTTGATCACAGGCAATGAGCGTACTACCTGATCCACCAAAGGGATCGAGCACAATGCAGTTCGTTAGACTTGAATTGAGGATAGGATGAGCCACTAGGGCCACGGGTTTCATCGTTGGATGGGATCCATTCTTCTTTGGTTTTTCGAACTCCCAGATAGTCGTTTGCTTTCTGTTGGCATACCATTTGTGCTTTCCTTTTTTCTTCCAGCCAAAGAGTACCGGTTCGTGTTGCCACTGGTAGGGTGATCTACCGAGAACCAGGGATTGTTTTTTCCAGATGCAGGTCCCAGAAAGATAGAAGCCAGCATCGGAGAATGCTTTTCTAAAGTTAAGCCCCTCCGTATCTGCGTGAAAGACATAGATGGAAGCATCCTGGTTCATGACGGTTTCTGTATGGCTAAAGGCAGCAAAGAGAAACTCGTAAAAGGCAGAGTCACCCATGTTGTCGTTTTTGATTTTTCCAGCTGAGCCTTCATAGTTGACATTGTAAGGGGGATCTGTCACCACAAGATTTACCTGCTTTCCATCCATGAGTAGCGTGAAGGTTTCTTCCTTGGTGGAGTCTCCACAGATAAGTCGATGGGGTCCTAGTTCCCAGATGTCTCCAAGCTTAGTTGTGGCAGGTTTTTCAAGCTCACCATCCACATCAAACTCATCATCTTGGATACCCTCTTTCAGGGAGTCCTTAAAAAGGTCATCCAGCTCGGCAGGATCAAAACCTGTGAGGGATACATCAAAATCTGATCCCTGAAGGTCAGCGATGAGTAGCGCCAGTTTATCCTTGTCCCAGTCGCCACTAATTTTGTTAAGGGCAATGTTGAGGGCCTTTTCTTTTTCTTCATCCATTTCGATGACCACACACTCAACTTCAGTCATTCCCAGATCAAGGAGTATTTTAAGCCTCTGGTGGCCACCTACCACTCTTCCTGTGGTTCTGTTCCAGATCACTGGCTCGACATATCCGAACTCTTCAATGGAGCGCTTGAGCTTATCATACTCAGCATCACCAGGTCTTAAGTCTTTACGTGGATTGTAGTCTGCAGGGAGTAGAAGTCTGGTTTTTAGTTTTTCAATCTTCATACTTCTCCACCGCCTTTATCAAATCCAGTTTAAAGTCTACATCCTCCCAGGGAAAAAGGATGGAGTTGAAATGGCCATAGGTAGCCGTCTGTCGATAGTGGGCATTTCTGAGACGGAGTTTTTCAATGATGGCAGCTGGACGCAGATTAAACACCTCGCATACCAGTTTGCTTAGATCCTCATCATTGATTTTCCCAGTGCCAAAGCTTGTGGCATGAACGGCTACGGGGTTTGCTTTTCCTATGGCATAAGAAAGAGCGACCTCGCATTTTCTAGCTAAGCCGCTCCATACAATGTTCTTTGCAATGTATCTGGCCATATAGGCACCGCTTCTATCGACCTTGGTGGGGTCCTTGCCACAGAGCGCTCCGCCTCCATGAGAGGCCAGACCACCGTAAGTATCCACCATGATTTTTCTTCCAGTCAGACCTGTGTCAGCTGCTGGCCCTCCTTCAACAAATCGACCAGAAGGGTTGATCAAGATTTCTGTGTCTTCATCGATGGGGAACTTCTCGAAGCACTGCCAGATGACATTGTTCCTGATATCCGATATGAGTTGCTCCTGGGTTTTGTCTTTATCGTGCTGCACAGATATGACAACCGTCTTCACACGAACCGGCTTGTCACCCTGATACTCAATGGTCACCTGTGCTTTTCCATCAGGCATGATCCCTTTGATAAGTTTACCTTGTCTGCATTCATCTATTCGTTTGACGATTCGGTGTGATAGTAGAAGGGGGAGGGGAAGCATCTCGGAGGTTTCGTCCGTGGCATATCCATAAACAGTCCCTTGATCACCGGCGCCAACAGAACCATAGGGGTCGATGACACCATTTCTTGTTTCGAGCGCAGTATCCACACCGGCACAGATGTCTACACTTTGGCGGTGGATAAACACAGATACTCTGTACTTTTTCGGATCGTAGCCAACATCGATAAGTGTACTTTTCACGATGCCCCGGACATCGATTTTTTCGCTGCAGGTGATTTCGCCCGCCACGATGATTTTTCCTTTAGTGGCCATTACTTCGCAGGCCACGCGAGAAGCTCTGTCTACAATCAAGCATGCATCAAGGATGCTATCAGCAATGAGATCGCACAGCTTGTCTGGGTGCCCCTTGCAGACACTCTCAGCGGTTTTGTAGGTTCTATCCATCTTGATTTCTCCAATCGGGTTCTATT